AACTCACTTTATAAAACAAAACACACCCGTAAAGAACTAGAACAAGCCAACTTTGGCTGGGTGTTTGATTGCCCAGGAGTTGAAGTTGAGGAGGTGGAGTGATGGAACGACCTGAACGATATCCATATGGATACTTCATTCCTGAACTGATTGAAGATGAAGATATTATCTTTAACAAAGATAGCGATTATCAGAAGCAGAAGAAAAAAGAAAAGAAGAATCCTATTTTCAAAAGAAATAAGCCCCGAAATAGCTGGGCGCTTTAAGGAGGTTACATATTGAAAGGCACAAAGGATTTTATTCTAGCTATCGATAATTTAAAAATTGATATTATAACAAACTCAGATAATCTAAACAGCTATGAGTTAGGAAAGATCAAGAGACACGCAGGAGATTTATATGAAACTCTTGTATGGTTGCAGTATGCTGCGGAGGAGAATGAAAATTGAAACGTTTTTATCGCAATCTGGATATTATTATCTGCTGGATTGAACATCTGGCAAACGGGCAGGATTCGGGATTTGGAAGAAAAGAAGCCGATGGTTATCTACAAGACAGATAACGCAGGCGCTGAGATATTCGGTAAGGTCGTTGAAAAAGGACGACATGGCAAGTTATACACGCTGACAGTTAGTGATTACGGTATTTTCGTAGTTACGAAGGAAGTGTATGAGAAAGTGAAAATTGGAGATGAGGTAAGATTGTAATGACAAAGTACAAGAAACCAACTTACATCATCATCCAAGAAGCAATGGCAGAGCGTATTAGATTTTTGGAAGATGAACTGTACGAAAGGGCCTATAAGGATATTGAGAAGCTAGAAGTTCAAAATGATTTCTTAAAAGGTCTTTGTAACAATCAACTTGAAATCATCATGGATTATGAATGGAAGCAGATGCAAGAGCAGGCTACATTCATAAAAGCTAATACTAGAAAGTGGAGAGCAAGATGAATAGAAGGATTAAAAAGAAGAAAGCTAAACAACTTGCTCAGAAGAAACAAATAGAATTAGAAAATAAGCTTAGAAAGTTAAGTCAGGAAGAAATTGAAGTTTTATCTAGAATGATAAAGCAGATAGTTTCTGACATCAGTAAGGCTTTTTCTAAAATGTTCGATAGCTTATTTAATTATTTAGAAAATTCGGAGGTAGAATTTGAAGAAATTGAGCAACGAAGATCTCAAAACGTTAGACAGAGAACTTTTCAAATTTCAAAACATTCAACGGACAATAGATTTGAGGAGGCTAGAACTAGAAACTCGAAATCCAGATGTTCAAAATGGGACCAGCGTAGGAATAAGCAAACCTACCGAAACTATCGCAATCAGAATCGCAGATGATCCAACTTTAAAATTTCTCGAAGGGTTCAAAGCTATTATTAACAAACTCTTGATCAATCTAGTTGATGAAGATAAGGAAATCTTTAATCTGCGCTGGAGATATCCTCAATTGAGATGGGAAGAAATAGCGGAACAGAAATTCATGAGCAAAGCCACAATTTATAGAAGGAGGAGGATTATCTTAGAACAGTACGCTATCTTGAAAGGTGAGTTGTAAACAAGAATGAGACAAAAGACATCTTGAAGTCTCACAAAAAAAGGTTTATCATGATAGCATGAACTTCTGAAACAAAAACACACATCACACTTTAGGAGTCATCCTTAATTCTAGTCAGAAAAGTTGTCCAACAGAAGTATCGTCAAGAGTCAGCAAATGCTGGCTTTTTGTTTTGTGGAAAGGAGGTAGAACATGGAATTTGTATCACCGATAAAAGAGAATGACGACATTCAGGCAATGAAAGATTATCTCAAAGAGTGGAACGAGATGTATTATATGTTATTTATCACAGGTCTGAATACTGGCTTGCGAGTCGGAGACATACTTACATTGAAAGTTAAAGATGTTCAAGGATGGCACATAAAGCTGAGAGAACGGAAGACTGGCAAGCAGATAACAAGGCGGATGACAAAAGAACTCAAGAAAGAAATGAGGAGATATGTTGAAGGAAAACCATTTCATCACTTCTTATTCAAGAGTAGGCAAGGTCAGAATAAAGCGATCACTCGTGAGCGAGCTTATCAAATCATCCATGAAGCAGCTGAAGAACTAGGCATTGATAATGTTGGCACGCATACAATGCGAAAAACATTTGGCTATAAATATTACAACAAGACAAAGGACGTAGGAACATTACAGAAAATGTTCAATCACTCATCACCTGCAATCACCCTGAGATACATAGGGATAGAACAAGCAGAGCTTGATGATGCTTTACGAAACTTTGTCATTTAATTTTTTTAGATATTACTTTCACATAATGAGTTAAGCATAAACTGAAAAAATGAAACTCATTAAAACCCATGCCTAGTAAGGATTTGAGATTTAGAGTGAGTTTAACAAAATATAAGATATGTGAAAGTGAGAGGTAAAATTGGTATAGATGGAGGATGCAACATTGGGATTATTTTTAGGATATCTAGTTGTCTATTTTTTAATCTTAATTTTTCTAGTCGTAATTTTTGATTGGGGGAAAAGTGATGTTTTAAAGTTAGTTGAGGATGGATTGATATTTCTTTTCTTACCACTCGTATTTGTTTTTGTATTGGCTTATGATTTTATAAACAAAATAAAATGTGATAAAAGACATCTTGAAGTCTCACAAAAAAAGGTTTATTATGGTAGCATAGATTTCTTGTATGAGGAGGGGATAGGTCAAAGGCCTGTCCCTTTTAGCATTGAGAAAGGAGGTTTGAGATGTATAACAAACCTATCAGACCATCCTTGAAATCTAAGAAGTGGGAGAAGTTCCGTGATAAGATTATGCGGAAGTTCGACTATCTTTGTCAAGAAAGTTTGAGGTATGGAATTTCAGTAGCAGCTGAAATGGTACATCATATCTTTCCTGTATCTGAATATCCTGAACTTGAATTTGTTGAGTGGAATTGTTTGCCACTAACAAACAAGAAACACAATACGTTTCACGATAGAAAGAATGATAAGATTATCAATCAAGGATTATTTTGGCAAAGAAAGAGAAAAAAGGAATTTGAAGAATTTTATGGATACCCCCCACCTCTTTAAAAATTCATTTTGGGCAGTAGGGTACCGGTGAAGGGAACTTTTTCCAAGTCGGGGGACTTCAAACAAAAAGGGGGTAAAAACTAAGCGATTTTGACGAAAGGAGGTAGTTTTTGGCTAAACCAATTACAGCGAAGTCTATTAAGTCAAAAGTGGTCAAGCAGATGAAAGACTTGGGCACTTATCGTAAAGAGTTCGAAATGATCATTGACATTTTCGCAGGAATGCTATATCAGTATCAGAAACTTGCTCAAGATTATGCTGACATGGGTTATCCAGTAACAGACACCTACGTCAATAAGGCTGGTGCTGAGAATGAGCGCAAAGTTCCAATCTTGACAGCGATGGAAATTTTGAGGAAAGACATCCTCAGCTACTCTAATCAGTTGATGATGAATCCTAAGTCGCTCGGTGAGGTAGTAGAACAAGAAGGTGATTCAGTTCTTACTGAGGTCCTGAAGTTTAAGAATGAACTGAAAAAGAAGCGAGTGAAAGATGGATAAAGACTTTGAAAAACGTTTTGCCGATTTTCGCCACGCTACAACCAATCTTGGAAAGGCTAAAGCCTATGTTGATTATGTTCTGAGCTATCAAGAGGAACATAACGAAGAACGGATTTTAGCTGCTGAACGCTTTTTGAGGGATTTGGAAAATCCAGAATATGAGCTTGATGAGGATATAGTGGATTTTGCCGTTCACTTTATTGAGAACTCAATTGTTCATCAGCAAGGAGATGACATGTTTGCCATGTCTATCCGTAACAAGCCTTTGATTTTGCAACCGTGGCAACATTTCACGGTTGTCAATCTCTTTGGGTTCTATCACGCTGGTACGAACGAGCGTAGGTTCAAAGAAGCCTTGATAATGCTGGCACGGAAAAACGGCAAGACCAGTTTTACTGCTGCTATTGCTTTGCTTTATCAGATTTTGGATGCCGATAGTGGTTCAAAATGCTATATCGTGGCCAACTCTGTCAAGCAAGCGCTGGAAGCCTTTAATTTCATCAAGTTCAACGTGGAACGATGGAATGAGAAATCTATCCGTATCAAGGACAATAACCAAGAACACTCTATCACAGCTAATTTTGGAGATGACGGGTCATTCTATATTCAGGCCTTGGCCAATGATGAGAGCCGTTTGGACTCTCTCAATGGCAATGTCACGGTCATCGATGAAGCTCACACGATGAGGAATAGTAAGAAGTATGGTCTTATGAAGAAAACAATGTCAGCATACCGAAACAGTATGCTTTTTGTTATCTCAACGGCTGGTGATATTCCTACTGGATTTCTTGCTAACCGCTTGAAATACTGTCAGAAAGTGCTCAAGCAGTTGGTACAGGATGAGGCTTTATTTATCTTTATTTGTAAAGCCAATCAGACAACGGATGGCGATGTTGGTAACTATCTTGATGATAATGTTTTGAAGATGGCAAATCCATCTTGGGGTGTCACGGTGTCCATGCCTGCTTTGAGAGCTGAAGCCGAGCAGGCTATGAACGATCCACAGACAAGAAATGAGTTTTTCAACAAGACTTTGAATGTATTCACAAACTCTATGAATGCTTACTTCAATCCTGATGAGTTCATCGCTTCAGATAGTCAATACGATTGGACCCTAGAAGAGCTGGCACGTTTACCTATTCAGTGGTATGGTGGAGCTGACTTGTCAAGGTTGCATGACTTGACCGCCGCTGCTCTTTATGGAGTTTACCATGATGGTGAGAAAGATGTTGATATTTGCATCACACACGCTTTCTTTCCTCGTGTCAACGCTCAAAAGAAAGCCAATGATGACGGGATTCCACTCTTTGGCTGGCAGTCTGATGGTTGGTTAACAATGAGCAATACTCCGACCGTTCTCTATGATGATATTGTTAAATGGTTCATCAAGATGAGAGAGAAAGGGTTCAAGATTGCTGCTGTCGGAATGGATAGGAAGTTTGGTCGTGAGTTCCTGACGAAGATGAAACAAGCTCGGTTCAAGATGATTGACCAACCTCAGCTTTTTTATCTGAAATCAGAGGGGTTCAGACGGATTGAATTCAAAGTTAAGAATAAAGAATTTTACTATCTTCATTCTGACGCTTACGAATACTGTGTGAGCAACGTTAGAGCAATTGAAAAGGTGGACGATGCTGTGCAATATGAGAAATTAGACGGTGACGGTGGTACTGCAAGAATTGACTTGTTCGATGCCAGCGTTTTTGCTTGCATTCAGGCTCTTGCTAATCTTGGTAAGAATCAGAATGTCATGAGCTTCTTTGATTAGAGAAAGGAGGTGAGGAAAGATGGGGCTTTTAGATAGAATTTTGAAACGTGGTAAGAGTCGAAGCGGAACGAATGTTATCACTCATTCAGATTTTGGGCTTTATATTGACGGTGATAGCTATGTGCCTTTGGCTCGCAATCCTGATGTGATTGCTGCGGTCAACAAAATTGCTGACATGGTGTCGAACATGACTATTCACTTGATGGAGAATACCGACAAAGGCGATATCCGAATAAAAGACGGACTGGCTCGCAAGATTGATGTAAACCCATGCGAAAATATGACCCGCAAAACTTGGATTTTCAAGATTGTGCGTGACCTGTTGCTATTTGGTGACGGAAACTCAGTTCTTCATGTTGAGTATGATCCTGTGAATGATTACATTTTGAACCTGAGACCATTCTCTATGAGTGAAGTCTCTTTCAAAAGTGATGATGTTGGTTATATCGTGAATTATCGTGGCATTGACTACAACTCAAGCGAAGTCGTTCACTTTGTAATCAATCCTGATCCAGACAATCCATTTGTAGGAACTGGATATAGACTTGCTCTGAGGGATATTGTTAGGAATTTAAACCTTGCTACTCAAATCAAAAAAGGCTTTATGAATGGCAAGAACGTTCCTAGCCTGATTGTTAAGGTTGATTCTTCGAATGGAGAATTGGGCACGCAAGAGGGACGAGACAAGGTTGCTAAGAAATATTTAGCAACAAGTCAGGCAGGTGAGCCGTGGATTATTCCTGATGCTTTGCTAGAGGTTGAACAGGTCAAACCACTTAGCTTAAAAGATATAGCTATCAATGAATCTGTTGAAATTGACAAGAAAACAGTTGCTGGGCTTTTGGGAGTTCCAGCTTTTATTTTGGGAGTTGGTAGCTTTGACAAAGAAGAATACAACAACTTTGTCAATACAACGGTCATGAGCATTGCTACGACGATCACTCAGACCTTAACGAGAGACTTACTCGTTTCAAATAATCGGTATTTCAAACTTAATGCTCGCTCGCTTTATTCGTATGACATTACAGAGTTATCTTCAGTTGCTGAACAGATGACTAAAAGCATGGCAATGCGTCGAAATGAGTGGAGGGATTGGCTTGGGATGCCACCAGATCCTGATATGGATGAGCTCCTTGCTCTTGAAAATTATTTACCGCAAGACAGACTTGGGGACCAGAAGAAACTGAAAGGAGGTGAGGAAGAGAATGCAGAAACGGAATAGTTATCGTGCCACTCAATTTCAAACTAGGGAAGAAGATTCTGGTGATTTGATTTTGAGTGGCTACTTTATCAAATTTGACGAGGAGACGGAGTTGTGGCCAGGCTACTGTGAAGTTATTAAGCGTGCTGGAGTTGAAAAAGCTATCACAGACGCTGATATCAGAGCTTTATTTAACCATGACGATAGTCTTGTTCTCGGTCGAACAGGTAACGGAACTCTGACACTGGGTGTTGATGATATTGGTCTTTTCGGAGATATCATCATTAACAAAGATGATCCTCAAGCGGTTGGAGCCTATGCCCGTGTTAAGCGTGGAGATGTTATCGGATGTAGCTTTGGCTTTATCCCGATAGAAATCGAAACAGAGGAACGTGAAGATGGTTCGTATCTGGACACTGTCTTAGAACTAGAAATCTTTGAAGTGAGTCCATGTACTTTCCCAGCCTATCCACAAACGGAAATTGCTGCACGACAAAAAGACTTCGAAAGTCAGAGCCGTGCGAATCGTGAAGCGCTAGATAAGCGCAAGAAAGAAATTAAGGAGAAATTTAAGCTATGAATAAGGCGTTAATCTTTGGTGCTCGTATGCGAGCAAAAGCAGCTAAGGTAGTTGAGTTGGAAGAAACTATCGAAGAATTAAACAAACGTTCGGTTGTTGAGTTAGAAAAGTTGGATCGTGCTGAAACTGATGAAGAAGTTTCAGCAGTTGAAAAGACTGTGGATGATCTTCAAAAGGAAATTGAAGAAAAAGAAGCTGAAAAAGCACAGTTGGAAAAAGAAATTGACGAGTTGGAAAAACAAATCGAGGAGCAAAATCGTAAAGCACCAACTTACCCGAGTAAAGAAAAGCGTGGAGGACAGAAATTGGAACAACGTGACGCAATCGCTAAATACATTCGTACTGGCCAAACTCGTGACATCGTAGGTTTGAAAACTACTGATTCAGGAAGCGCAGCTCTGATTCCTACTGAAGTTTTGAAACCTCATTTTGTCAATAAAACACGTAATCCACTTTTGGATCTTGTGGAACGTGTGAAAGTTAACAGTGGATCTGGTAAATATCCACTTATTAAGAAAACTGATGGTGTAATGGTTTCAACAGAGGAATTGAAATCAAATCCAGAACTTGGAAAACCAGCAATCAGCGAGATTGATTATTCAATCAAGACTTACCGTGGATATGTCCCTGTGTCACAAGAAATGATTGACGACGCTGACTATGACATCATGTCCATTGTTGAAGACGAAGTGTTTAATCAAGGTGAAAACACTGAATTGTCATTAGTTGCAGCTGTCCTCAAAAAAGCTACCCAAGCAGATGCGGCTGGATTTGATGGTATTAAAGATATCTACAATAAGAAGCTTAAATCAATTTATAAAGCAAGCATCGTTGTAACTAAGTCAATGTTTGCCGCACTTGACAAGGTGAAGGACAAAGATGGGCGCTACATGCTTCAAACCGATGTAGCTTCACCTACTGGCTATTCATTTGGTGGGAAAACAATCTACAAAGTAGATGACACAGTGTTTGGAAACGAAGGAGACATGAAATTCTTCATCGGAGATGTCACTGAATTCGTCAAAGAGTTTGATCGTGCTCAAGTATCCGTTAAATGGGTGAACAATGATATTTACGGACAATTGCTTGGGCTTTTTATCCGTTTGGATATTAAGAAAGTAGATGAAGAAGCTGGATTCTTCGGAACCTATACTGATGTTGTAGCTTAAGGAGGTAACGTATGAGCTATAAAGTAATCCGTCCTTTCAAGGACTTGGCTGATCCTGAAAATCATGAATACGCTGTTGGCGATATCTTTCCTCGTGAAGGATATGAGCCCACAGATAGCTTTACCAATGGCCTTTTGACTGGTGCCAACACTGCTGGCTCTATCTTCCTTGAGGTTTTGGGAGATGATGAACCTAAGAAACCAGCTCCTGAAACAAAAGAAGTTAAGGAAGAGCCCGCAGTTGAGCAGGAAGAAACAGTTGAGGAAACTGCTGAAGAGCCTGCTAAGGAAGTTGAGGAGTAAGCATGGATGAAGGTCAGCTTTTAGAATTGCTGAAGCTTAAGTTGGGTATTTCAACCGACTTGAGAGACAAGCCGTTAAAAAAAATCATTTCAAGTGTCATCACTGAATTGACCGATAACCTCGGTATCGAGCTTGTTGGTGAGCGTGCTGACCATGAAATGTTTATCGTTGACTATGCTGCTTATCGCTATGAGGGTGGGGTGAATATGCCACGTCACCTTCAGTGGCGACTGCATAATTTACAGATAGCATCAAAGAAAGAGGTCAAGAATGTGGAATTATGAAATTACGTTGATCTCTAAAAAAGTCACAGGTAAGGATAAGTTACTACAACCAATCTCTGAAGATGTTGAAGTTACTCTCTTATGTCGCAAAAAGAGTGTTACTCGCTCTGAATTTTATCAAGCAAATCAGGCAGGTCTAAAACCGAGCTTGGTCGTTGAGATTCGAAATTTTGAGTATGAGAATCAGGAGTTTGCGAAGTTTGAAGGCAAGCAATATCGTATCTTGAAAACCTATCCTATCGATTCTGAAATTTTAGAGTTGACTTTGTCAGAGGTCTTGAAATGAGTAATGACCTTGCTGATTTTATAGCGAAAGAGCTTGCAGCTTACTCTGATAAGGTTACTGAAGAAGTGGATAAGATTGCAGAGCAAGTGGCTGATGAGACTGTGGATGAGTTGAAAGAGACAAGTCCGAAACGGTACGGAAAGTATCGCAGAAGTTGGAAAAAGAAGAAACTGGCCAATGGCTCTTTTGTCGTATTCAACGCAGTTGCAAGTCTTACTCACATACTTGAGAACGGGCACCTTTCAAGAAATGGTGGTCGTGTCGCTGGTATCGTCCACATCAAGCCAGCTGAAGAAAAAGCAATTCAGAACTTTGAGAAGCGTATCAAGGAGATTGGAAAATGAAGCTATCAGACTTTGCTGCTATTTTGGAACAGGCAAACTTGCCTGTCACTTATCGAGCGTTTAAAATTGGGGACGCTCCTGAATTACCTTACCTGGTCTATTATGAATCTAGTCCAGCCATCAATGCAGCTGACAACACGGTTAATCATCAGATTAAGAGCGTGACAGTAGAGCTAGCTTTTGAGCAGAAGGATGAAGATTTGGAAGAACGTCTGGAAGAGCTGTGGGCAACCCACAAGCTCTTTTTTGAAGTTCAAGAAGAAACATTTATCGAGACTGAAAGACTCTATGTCAAGTCTTACACAGTCTATCTTTACTAAGGAGGAATGACATGACTCAAGAAAACAAAGTAACCTTTGGCCTAGAAAATGTACATATCGCACCTATCAAAACACTTGCAGCGGATGGAGTTATCACTTACGGTGATGTTTTTCGTTTTCCTGGAGCAATGGAGCTGACACTTGATACCAAAGGGGAAACAACTCCTATCAAGGCAGACAACAAGGATTACCATTTCATGAATTCAAATGAAGGTTATGAAGGTAAACTTAAAATCCCGCATATCATTGATGAATTTGCAACAAAAATTCTCGGTGAAATCAAGGATCCTCAGACTGGTGTCATGACAGAAAAAGCAGATGCGAGCTTGACAGAGTTCGCAATGATGTTCGAGTTTGCTGGCGACAAAAACAAGACTCGCTATGTGATGTACTACTGCTTTGCTAGTCGCCCATCTCTTGGTTCAAAAACTAAGAACGGGACATCAACAAACGAACGTGAGCTTAGTTTCAAAGCTAGCCCACGTCCATTGGACACAGTTGTTAAACGTTCAATCACATCAGCTGATAACAAGGATGCGTATGACAACTGGTTCAAGAAAGTCTATGAACCTACTGCGGTTTCAGCTTAAGGAGAAGATCTATGCGTAAAATCGTTTTGGTTGGCGATCAGGAGTATGAGTTAGGGACCAATGGCTATACTCCTATCGCATACAAGCAACAATTTGGGAAAGATTATTTTCAAGATCTGTTCTCAATGTTGAAAAATCAATCATTCATGAATGAATTGAACAAGCTGGAGACTGACAAAGAGTTGACTGCAACTGATATTGACGTCTCGATGTTGTCAGATTTTGACATGACCTTTTTCAACCGTCTTTTTTGGACCTTTGCTAAATCTACAAATCCTCACATCAAGCCTTATGAACAATTCTTTATGGAAATGGAAGTCTTTCCGATTCAGGAAGTTGGTCCTGTACTGATGGAAATGCTGAATGCGAGCATGACGACAAAAAAGCACCAGATGAATCAGAATCAGCTAGCGAAGAAATCTTCACAGTAGAATCCTATTTGTCCTGCTGTAAAGAAACTGGTCTGTCTATCGATGATCTAAAGCACATCTCAATCGGAATGGCTCTGGATTATCAGACGGATTATGTGAATTTACGGAGTGAGGATAAGGGTGGCGAACGGAAAGCCACGCAAGCTGATTTTGACAGTTTTTAAAGAAAAGATGAGTGCTGAGAGAGCGATTCTGATACCAAGTTCGTTGGTCTGACTGCATTATCAGTGGTAGAAGTTCTCTCAGCGCTTTTCTATTTTTTATGAAAGGAGGAAATATGGCAGGAAATATCAAAGGTATCAAAATTGAAATCGACGGCGACACGCAACCCTTACAGAAGGCGCTGAAAAATGTCAATAAGGCTGCTACTGATGCAAGTCAGGAGTTGAGACAGATTGACAAGGCCTTGAAATTTGATACAGGGAACGTAACGCTCCTGACTCAGAAGCAAGAAGTCTTGCAAAAGCAAGTTGCGACGACCAAGGAGAAGTTAGAAACTTTGAGACAAGCTCAGTCTCAGGTGGAACAGCAGTTCAAAAATGGTGATATCGGTGCTGATCAGTACCGTGCCTTTCAACGCGAAGTCGAAGTTACTCAAAACGTCCTGAAGAGTTACGAAGGTAAACTAGCAAACGTCAACCAAGCACTTGCTGAGAATGGAAATGCAACTCAGAACAACAAGAGTAAACTGAGAGAACTACAAAATGAGCAGAAGCAACTGGCTAGCGAGAATGAAAAAGTAGTCAGTTCATTCAAATTGCAAGAAAGTCAGCTAGGAGCTAACGCAAGTGAAGCTGACAAATTGGCGCTTGCTGAGAAAAGGATTGGAGCTCAATCTGATATTGTTGCTCGGCAAATTGAAAATCTAGAAAAGCAACTAGCTCTTACAAAGCAAGAGTATGGTGAAAATTCAGCTGAAGCAAATAAAATGGAAACTCAGTTGAATCAAGCTAAAACAGCTTACTCAAACCTCTCTCAAGAGATGAATAATCTTGGGAGTGCTGGGAAACAAGCCAGCAGTTCGCTTAGTGAGACAAATAATCTCTTAAAAGCTGAATTACTTAATCAATTTTCTGAAAAACTATCAGACATCAGTCAAAAGTTGGTTGATTTTGGAAAGAGTGCTCTTGAAGCCTTTCGTCAAGTTGACGAAGGTATGGACATCATTGTTACTAAAACTGGTGCTGGTGGTGAAGCGCTTGAAGGAATGCAAAAAATCGCAAATGATATTGCGACAGAGTTACCGACGGACTTCTCAACTGTCGGGAATGCCGTGGGAGAAGTCAACACACAATTTCAATTGACTGGAGAGGCATTGAAAAACGCTTCAGAGGACGTTATCAAATTTGCAGAAATAAATGGTTCGGATGTAACTAATGCGACCATACAATCGAAACAAGCATTGGAAGCTTATGGATTGTCTGTCGAAAATTTATCTACTGTTTTAGATTCAACCACTTTCGTGGCTCAAGCTACAGGTGTTTCGGTAGATGACCTGATGAAAAAGGCAACTGACGGTGCACCTCAAATTAAGTTGCTGGGTCTAAGTTTTGAAGAAGCGGTCACCCTTATTGGCCAATTGGAGCAACATGGTGTTGATTCATCTGCTGCATTGTCTGGTTTGACAAAGGCTGCAGGAGCTTATGCCAAAAAAGGCAAATCTATGACAGAGGGTTTGAAAGAAACCATCGATTCTATCAAAAATAGTAAGAGTGAGACAGAAGCTCTTAGCACTGCGATGGAAATTTTTGGAGCCAAAAAAGCTCCTCAAATGGTCGATGCAATCAAGCGTGGCGCTTTAAGTTTTGAAGAATTAGGCTATACATCCCAAGTATCAGCTGGATTAGTATCTTCAACATACGAATCTACACTTGATCCAATTGATAAATTTAAGACCGCACAAAATTCGGTTACTTTGGCTATGTCAGAGTTGGGTGCTGCAATTGCAGAAGTCTTAGCTCCTGTTTTTGAAATGTTAGGAAATATCGTCAAAGGGCTTGCTGAATGGTTCAGTAGTTTACCTGGTCCGATTAAAGAATTTGTGGTTATTATGGGAACCGTTGTAACAATTGCAGGAGTGCTAGCCCCCATATTCTTAACCCTGCAAGCTGTGTTTATGTCCTCATTTGGCGCAATGATTGCGGCTGCGCTCCCGATCATAGGAATCGTCGCGGGTGTTGTGACGGCTATAGCGGCAATTGTCGTAGTTGTACAGCATCTTTGGGAGACGAACGAAGAATTCAGAGAAGCTGTAACCACTGTTTGGAATGCTATATTGTCGGTCATCAACTCAGTCGTTTCAAAGATTTCTGACGTTGTTATGAGTATCTTTGGAACAGTCGTAAATTGGTGGACAGAGAATCAAGAACTCATCCAAACAAAAGCTGAAAATGTTTGGAATGCCATCTCAACGGTTATCTTAACAGTAGTCCAAGCGATCAGCACAGTAGTTCAAGACGTTTGGGGAATTTTAACGAATTGGTGGAAAACTAATCAAGAAGATATCCTAAAAACAGCTAGCTATGTTTGGAATATCATGTCATACTTGATAACTTTGGCAATCACTGGCATTGATAAGGTTATTCAGGATGTTTTTGGAGGGATGATTGCTTGGTGGGAATCTAATCATACATGGATTATGGAGATTGTCAACACGGTTTGGGGAGCTATTCAAACCGCAATCAGCACAGCCATCCAGAATGTTTCAGATTTTATTATTTCTGTATTTGGCGGAATCACTGAATGGATAGACGAGAACCAGGCACTTATTGAAAGCACCTTTAAGATTGTTTGGGACACTATCTCTACAATAATCGGCACGACTATTAACATCATCACTACGGTTATTCAAGTTGCTATGGAATATCTGGTTCCATATTTTGAAGCGATGTGGACGAATATGCAAACAAGCGTATCGATGGTTTGGGAGGTGCTTAAAACAGTTGTACAGACTGCTATAACAGTCATCCAAGGCATCATTACTGCTATCATGCAAGTAATCAATGGAGATTGGTCAGGAGCATGGGAAACAATCAAAAATACCATGTCAGTTATTTGGGAAGCGATTAAATCAATTGTTTCGACAGTAATTTCTTCAATCTCAAGCATCATTTCAACGGCATGGCAAGGTATTTCCACAACAATTGGGAATATCATGAATGGCATTTCAAGCACAGTTTCAAACGTGTGGAATGGGATTAAAAATTCCATCGGTAGTGCTATCAACGGGGCGAAGGACCTTGTTAGCACGGCTATCAATGCCATCAAAGGATTGTTTAACTTCAACATCAGCTGGCCACACATCCCACTACCTCACTTTTATGTGAGTGGTTCGGCCAATCCATTAGATTGGTTGAGTCAAGGTGTTCCAAGTATTGGAATTGAATGGTATGCCAAGGGCGGTATCATGACAAAACCAACTATCTTTGGAATGAATGGTAATAACATGATGGTTGGTGGTGAAGCTGGTAACGAAGCAGTATTGCCGCTTAACGATAAGACTCTTGGAGCCATCGGTCGAGGTATCGCTCAGACTATGGGTGGAACTTCACCGACAATCAATATCACTATCACTGGCAATACCGTCAGAGAAGAAGCTGACATTATACGGATTGCTGATGAGGTAGCGCAGAGGATTGCTGACGAGTTGCAACGTAAGACACAATTGAGAGGAGGGGTTGCATGGTAAAACATAATGAGCTTGTGATTGACGGTGTGAGAACATCGTCTTTTCCTTTTAAGGTCATTGTTCATGACTCTCCTTCAATCGCTCTAGGAGAGAGCAAGACGGCTCTCTTGGAGCATGGTGGTATCAGTGGAGCAATCGTTCAGACAAACAAGCATAGGGAACTGGTCAAGAAACCTTATACGATTTACTTGGTCAAACCTACTGAAGAACAGATGAACCAATTTATGAGTCTGTTTATCCGTGAAAAGTTCTGGCTAGAGAGTGAGCGAGTCAAAACAACTCGTCTTTGGTGCTATAAGGTCAATGTGAGTGACCTTGAAGAAGTGCAACCTGGTCTTTACATGACCAAAGCAACCTTCACTTGCCACCCTACAAAATACTTTAAAACCACTGATACACAAAGATTGACAAGAAGTGGGACTTTGACTGTTCAAGGTTCTGCTCTTGCCTTTCCTAAAATCACAATCGTTGGTCAAAGCGCTGCTGAGACTTCGTTTACAATCGCTGGTCAGGTCATTCGTCTTGAAAAGCTCTCAGAATCGCTTGTGATGGTCAATAATCCTGACAATCCTAGCTTCAAAACGACAACAGGGAAGCCAGTCAAATGGTCAGGGGATTTTATCACAGTTGATCCAGCAAAATTGAAGAATGTTGGGGTTGTTTTGGATCCAGGTATTCAATCACTTGAAATTGAGACGGTTTGGGGGTGGGCATAATTGCTTTATTTACTTGATAAAGATGTGAGAACCGTTCGGTGGAATGGAGAGCCACTTCATGAAGCGACTTCGGCGATTGTTAAAGAGACCATGAATGGCGATTTCACCCTAACTGTGAAATATCCTATTTCTGACTCTGGTATTTATCAGCTCATCCAAGAAGATATGCTGATAAAGGCTCCGACTCCTGTTCTTGGTGCGCAGCTATTTCGTATCAAGAAACCTGTTGAGCACAATGACCATCTTGAAATCACAGCCTATCACATTTCAGATGATGTGATGCAACGTTCTATCACACCAGTAAGTGTGACTAGTCAGAGCTGTGGCATGGCTCTTTCTCGCATGGTTCAAAACACCAAAACCGCTTTGGGAGATTTTTCTTTCAATAGCGATATCCAGGATCGTAGGACCTTCAATACGACTGAAACAGAAACTCTCTACTCTGTATTGCTGGATGGCAAACATAGCATTGTCGGGACGTGGGAAGGTGAGCTGGTTCGCGATAACTTTGCGATGACTGTCAAGAAAAGTCGAGGTGAGAATCGTGGTGTTGTTATCACGACACACAAGAATCTGAAGGACTACCAACGCACAAAAAACAGTCAGAATGTTGTCACTAGAATCCACGCCAAATCAACTTTTAAACCTGAAGGCGCTGAGAAGGAAATGACCATCAGAGTGACTGTTGATAGTCCTCTTATCAACTCATACCCTTATATCAATGAAAAAGAGTATGAGAACAACAACGCAAAGACTGTTGAAGAGTTGCAGAAGTGGGCGCAGGCTAAGTTCTCAAATGAGGACATTGACAAGGTCTCTGATGCTGTCAAGATTGAGGCTTATGAACTTGATGGTCAAGTAGTTCACATGGGAGATACGGTGAACCTCAAGAGTCGTAAACACAATGTCGATGTATTTAAGAAAGCCATCGCTTATGAGTTCGATGCCTTAAAAGAAGAGTACATCTCTCTGACTTTCGATGACAAGGCAGGAACTGGTGGTTCTAGAGCTTCTAGCGGGCTATCTAGCGCAGCCGATGCAATTCTTGGAGTGACAGAATCAGCTCAAGAAATTGCCCTTGAAAAGGCTCTTCAAAATGCAGACTTAGGCTTTGATCATAAGGCAGAATTACTGAGACAAGAAATTGCGGACGGTTTCGAACTTGCCAAAGCAAAAGCGGAAGAGGTCAAGCGTCAACTCTCTGACACTATCAACCAGCGCTTTAGTAGCTTTGATAACGGTCCATTGCAAGAGGTGAAGCGCAGAGCTGAAGAAGCTTTGCGAAACGCTGGCGCAAGCTCATCTCTTGCTGAAGAAGCAAAGCAGATCAGTGAGCGGGCGAGAGCTGATATCGCAACTCTTCGCCAAAACATCTCTAACGACTATGTCGCGAAGTCTCAGCATGTAGAAGACGTGCGAGGGCTGACAAGACGATTTGAAGAAATTAATTTAGGTAGTCCCAATTTGGTCATTAATGGCGCTGCAGAGCTGGGAGATAAGAACTGGGGCGGAACGAACGGAAAATGGTTCACAAACCGAACGCATGATTTCTACAAGAATAGCTCAGCTCCACTGTTCACCATCGATACGAAAGAAGCAGGATTGTGCTATATCCAAACAGGTCGCTACAATCAGTTTAAGAAGAATACAGACTACACGCTTTCATTCACTGGCTTTATGTCCAGAAATGTATCTGGCTTCAGGGTCATGGTGGGTTTGTTATCCAATAAAGACGATGTTTGGAAAAGAACGCTAGGTGTCTTCAATCAACGTCTCTCTCCTAAGCAGGCAGAGCGTTTCACGGTTCAATTTAATAGTGGTGACTATGATGGCTTTTCTTTGCGTTTTGATAATTTTGGTTCAAGTGATGGGCAAAGTGCGACTGTCTGGATAACTGAAATTGATGTCTATGAAGGCACGATGAAGCGTGCTTATCAGCCTGCTCCTGAAAACAGTCAAAATTACGCAGACACAAAGATTTCAGAATACAGAACAACTGTCGATGGCCGGTTTGCAAATATCGCTTCTCAGATAGCTGGCAAAGCGAACTTGCTCGACTTTCAACGAGTGCAAGAGACTAGCAAGCTATATGAACGAATAATCGGTCGTAGTGAGTATGATATTGCTGATAAAGTCGCTCGCATGGCTTTGACCAATCAGTTGTTTCAGGTTGAGGTTGCAAAGGCTTCGTCTGGTGGACGAAATCTATTTCTTAATTCATTGTTTAAGCGTGACCTTCATCAACGTTATTCAACATATCATGTAGATGACAGTATTGAGCAAACACAAGGACAACTTGCTTTAAGTATAGATGCGAATACGAAATTCAGAGGAGCCAATACGTTGAAAATTGTATCAACTTTCATTAAAGTTAGATATTTTTCTAAGTGGACTTCAAGAGATAAACTTTTAAAATATCAAGATAAACAAGTTGAAAAACATTTAAAA